ACAAATGCAAAAGGAAATGCACAATATACTTTTTACGATGATGTTATTCGATTAAGAGGCACTAAGGCCAGCATAATAGGACGCGGTTTAATTATCCACGCCGATCCAGATGACTGTGGATCAGGCGGATTTCCTGATAGTTTGATAACTGGTCATGCAGGAAAGCGCATTGCATGCGCTATAATTGGATATTCTAAAGATAATTTTAAGTAATTTGTTAGTTTACACCTTTCGGTTCTTTTTACTTTTGTTAGTTTTACCTTTTTGCTTCTGACTCTTTTGCTTCTGACTCTTTTGATTCTGACCTTTTGTTTTTTTACTCTTTTGCTTAGTATTATCTTTCTTACTCAATCTTTTGTAAACATGCTCTGGGCCAGACATTGTTGTAGAAACAATTTTACCTTTTAATACCTTAGACTCTACCCAATTAATAAAGGAATCCGCTGATCTATCTTTATTTTTAACTCCACTATCTTCATAACTTTCAACCGTATGTCCTTTATTTGTTATATATTTCATTGTTGGAAACCCATCTACATTTCCTACATTTTTTATGAGCGGCAATAAATCCTTGTTTAAATCGATAATTACTATATCTTTATTGTTAGTATATTGTTTTTGCAATGTGTGAGCCATTTTAGACCATTCCGGTCTAGCTGCATTGCAAGGACCACATCCTTCCATATAAATAATAATAAATACATGTTTTTTCTGTTTGATTAGATCATCAACCATATTTTTTTTAGAATTATGAAATTTCTTATTTTTAAATAACTCAGATTTGTTATGTATACTTAATATGTGCATTTGTATATTAAGTATATAATTTATTCTAAGGCAAGTTTCTAAGGCAAGTGTATAAATAATTATCCTAATGTAGTATATATATATGTCGCAAAATTCACTAAAGATTTTAATAATGGCTGTTATATTTTTAGCCGGATTATATTTTTATACGCAATATTCTCAAACCGATAAATCTTATATGCTTGAAGGACTAACAACAATGGATGGGGAACTACGATGTCCTAACATCTTAATCCAAAAAGGCGCAAAATATTATCTATATAATTCAGAAATCACTCAAGTTCCTGGAGTAAACCCAATCATGTTTAACAATTTAGAAGAGTATACCGAGTTTTTAGAGTGGCAACGCGGCGCGGGTATTCGTTGTCCTGTGCTTTATGTGCAAAATTCTTATGATGTGCAGGGTAACCGTGTTTACAAAATAAGACCAAGTGTTTCTGAGCTACAGGGCGGATTGCCACCTACAACACCGGTTCCTTTGCCCATGAAATTTACTCCCTTGGTAGATGCTGCGCGTAATGATGGTCCTTATAATGAAAATGGCTATCCGGGTTATGATCAATCGTCTTATTATGTAGGAAGCACAACCCCTTTAGATGCAATCAAAAGCTCAGATGCAAATATGCTTTACAGTGACAATGCAATGGATCCAAATTGGGGTGGCGCGGATTATACTCAAGCTTTAGTAGAAACAGGATATTACAAAGACAATGAAGTGGCGATAAAACTGGCTTAAAATATTTAAGTATTTTTATAATAATATTATTAAAATAATATTATAATAAAAATATCTGGTTATTATAATTATAATGGATACTAAACCAGATATCAAAGAAGAACAAGAAAGGATTGCAAGAGTTAAAGTCTTAACCAGACCGTATTTAAACTCTATTATTAGTAGTCATATAAATCCCGATTATCAAACAAATCAAATAGAACCCGAATTGAGTAGTTTTATATCGGCAATAAAAAACCCTAACAGTGGGTGGTCGCTTGATTATGATGAAGTTAATAGTTTTATGATAAACCTTGATCCTACTTACCCTCCTGATGTTTTGACGAAAGAGGTTTTAACGAAGTGTATTAATGAGGGTTGCGACGATTTTCATGGAACTATTAGACAAGTGTTATCTAATTTAGGCGTCATTGATTCATCTGGAGATTTTTCTAAAAAAAAGTCAGACAAAAAAGAACAAAAATTTGATTTCGGAAATCGGCAAGACCAGAATAAAAAAATGAAACAGTATATATCAGGTTATATAAATCATTTATTTAGCTTTGATTCTCCTCGTCTTTCTGAATTTCTAGGTATTATTAATGGTTATACTATCACTTTAGACATGGAAAATGATAATTTTAATTTTATTTTTAAAAATATAAATCATTATTTTGGTTTAGATCAAACGAAATCGAATAAAAATGTAATTAGGTTATCTAATTTTTTTGAACCAGTAAGATTTTATAGCTTTTTATTTCCATATGGTCCATTTAACCAAGAACTAGATAAAGAATTTTATGACTATTGCAATAATATTATTAGTCAAATAATAGAGTGTTATTTAGAAGTTGGAAATATTACAAAAATCAACATAACTGATTTAAATATCGATTATATTAAAGAAATCCCAAGTAAAAATGACGATTTATCTCAATTATTAGAAACAAATATCGCAAGCGTTGTTAAATCTTTTATAAGTGGAAATGAAGTTATGTCAGGTGGTAAAGCGGAAGATGAAGTTGATATAGCAGATTTAAGTGGTGGTGGCATGGTCGGTGGTGCAGGTTTTATTGAAAAAATAGCCAGAATACCTTCTAATTTGCAATTAGAAAACGGATTTTCAAATATTAATGGATTGTTAAATGAGTTTAAAGATGATGTTCAGATGACATATTATATATTGTCTTTATATATAGAAGCAAGATATGATACAAGCGCTTTAAATTCAGAGTGGTTAGATTTTTATACCACATATATCTCTTTAAATTATTTTTTTCCAGATATATTTAATAATTATAGTGACTTATCTAAGTTTGGTTCAAATGATGATGACCTAAACAGATTATTTTCACAAATTAATAAAAGTTTAATGGGGAATATGAAATCATTCGAAGAAATAAATTTAAACGATGATGCAACAAATAGTTTTTCATCAGAAGAAAATATAAAAGTATTTGTTGATATTTTAGAGCGAGAAGTTGGACGACTTGAAGCTGAATATTCTATAAAAGAACCTGTTGGAGTTGGAGTTAAAGTTGGTGTTGGAGTTAGAGTTGGAACAAATACAGCATCTGAAAATGAGATAATTAGTGTGGAGATTCCCAAATATACCCCACCAAAGACCAATAAAAAATTTGATCCCTTTATTACACCTACAGACCGACCTATAAAGGATTTTAACCCAAAAAAAAAAAAAGTCTCAAACGAACGAATCAGTGAGTTGCCTGGTGAAATCATGGACACAGCACTACACAAACGTAAAATAGGTAAAATAAGTAGTCAAGTTAAATTAGGTCTAAGTCGAGGTAAATTAGGTCCAAGTCGAGGTAAATTAGGTCCAAGTTCAAGACAAAAAAGTTCAAGAACAGAAAGTTTAGGTGGACAAAAAGGCGGCGACTGCAGAGATATTAATTTTAATGCATTTATAGTATTATTTGCATATAAAATAATTACCGAATATGTGCATGATATTGGTAGCGGAGATAGAGGAGCTGCAGTAAAAAATTCAGAAATATATGATAAGGTTTTAAGGGTATTTACAGAAATTGCTAATGATTTTAAAAATGGACCGATGGGTCAAGCTATAGTTGCCGCTAATGATGAACCATCAAAGACCTGGTTAACAGAATTAGATAATGTAATTTCTACTATCAATGAAGATAAATATATGTCTACAATAATACGCGCTATAGTAACACATTGTCCTGATATGGTAAACGAATTTTATTATAAACCAATGCATTTATATATTTGTAAATATGATCAAACAAAAATGACTAGAAGTCAATATGATACGATGTATGAATTGTTTAGGGATAAAATTATAGAGTTATTTCCTGTGGCAGAATGGATGATGTTTGTAAAAAAAGATGACACTAAGGAAAATATACATTTATATATTTTTAAAAATCCAGATCCTCAGGCAATTTTATCTAACAGAAATTTAGGTATGCATACTCAAGATATGGGATTGGAAGATATTCCATTGGGTATTGCTTTAAAACTACATGAATTTACTGATATACATCAATCTTTTTTTCAATCTGATGCTGATAATAATATTGATGTGTTTTTTCAAGCTGATGGAAACATAAATCCAGTTTATTCTCAAAGAATAACTGCAGCTTTGGAACCATTAGAATCTGGAACAATTAATGCAGGAGTAATAACAAATGATAGTATACAACTATTTACTCCACTTAAAGGGTTAGATCCTTTTAATTCGCATAAATTCAGAAATGGTTCAATTATGGATAAGCCTGATAAACCTGAAAAATTATATGTTGGCTATCCTCCGGGAGTTTACCAAGGATTTTTAGCAGCAGTTCCTTTGACTCAAGGAACTCGGGATGAGTTAACTTATTTAAACCAGGCAACATATGATGGAACAATTGATACAATGAATAAATTATTAAGCTATTGGATTAGTAATACTAATCCAGCCGGAGCTCCATTAATTGTTAGTGGTGATGGGGTTCCACAAATTGTAGATGCTTATACTTTTACAGTAAATGCTACAGGAAATGTTTATGGAGTTAATTTTACAGGTCCTTTCAATTTTATATTTGAATTACATTTTGAAGAAACAACAGTTCTAAGCGTTTGTACTGCTATGGTGAATTTTTATGGTGGTATTATAGCGGGTAATAACTTAATTGAACAAATGGAGCATATTTATAATCACCCTGGGTTTAGGTTTAAACAACCACCAGGATCAGAAGAAGAAAGAAATATGAAACTTGCTATACTTGCTAGTTTTAAATCAGATGGAGATGAGGGGCAGAGGCTGGTTAGTAAATATTTATCTATTTTAGGTAATAAATTTTTTTTTCTAACAAAAGATCGTGTTTTGCTTGTCGAAACTATTAAATTTAATCATCCATTATTAGCAATTACACAATCTCCCGATGAATCTTTTAATCCAATTGATCCAAATGAACGTGATGTAAGTATACGTGGAATTTCTTGTACTGATTCAGGAATATTATCTAATCGAAGAGGTGAAATAGACAAAATTAAAAATACATTTGAACTTTTAGAAGAAGCAATAATTAATTATGACACAAATATAGGTAAATTACAACAAAAAACTAATCCACCTCCTCCTCCTCAACCTCAACCACCATGTTATACAAATGCTCAAGGTCTTGGCGTTCAATTAAGTGCGCGAGGTATTACTAATCCAGCCGAGTATGATGCTGCTGCTCAAGTATATTTTGAGGCAGACCAAGCTTTTACTAATGCTAAGGCTGCTGCGGAAGCAGCTGGTAGCGATGCAGCTGGTAACGATGCTAAGACTCTAGTTATTAATAAAGCTCTTACCGACGGAGTCATTAGTTCATATAATCAAACTACAAATGATGTTGATAATAGAGTCATATTAAATGAACTAGTAAGATATAATGGAATTATAAAACAATTATTAACAAGTTTACAATATATAGATCAATCAATAAACCCTGATAAAATTAACCAATTAATTAGCACTCAAATACAAAAAGCTGTTTCAATAGCTATATCAGATAAATTAATGTTGAAACAAATATTAGCTATTTCAGGCAGAGAAAATTTAAATTTACCTTTTACAACAACAACAAATTTAGCAGATGTATTAAAACTGCTACATAATGAAATTGAATTTAGCAGTAAAGTTATAGAAAGTCATGGAATTGCGTGTGACGAAATGATAAAAAACATCGAGGCATTTAAAGAAATTATTGATAATAATACGTATACACAAGCAGATGCAGTAGTAAACATACAAGATAAAATTAAAGTTGATAGAAAACAAGAGTTTTTTGATAAATATACTGAAATAATTAAAGAAATACAAAAAACAAAGAGAGATTTCTTGAATGAATATAAAACAGATCTTGTAACCGAAATAACAAAAATACAAAATGCACGAAGTGGTCGTGACGCAGTCCCTGCAGACCGAAAAAAATTACTTGATGAAATAACAACATTAGAAGGAAGAATTACGATCCTAAGACAACAACAACAAACACAACAAGAAGCAATTGCAAAAATTGATCCCGTAATTAAGGATCTTGATGATTTAAAAAAAACCCCTTTACTAGAATTTAAAAAAATTGGATTCGCAATGATTAGTAGTAGTGTTAAGAGTTTTTTTTCAAAAGGTAAAGTTGCTCCTACTGAAAAATTAACAAAAGCGGCAGTAGGTGTTGCGTTGTTAGATAGCAAAGCTGAAAAAACAAGAATTCAATCATTTATTTCAGATCTTTTAGAAAATACAAAAACGACATTTGATAGTTTACTTAAAAAAAAAGGCAAATTTATTGCAACTAATCATAAAAAGTCAGAAGTAACATTGAGTGAATTGCGTCGCCAGGTTAGCATACAGCAAAAAAAAGGTGGTAAAAACAAGACAACAAGACAAAATAAACAAAATCATCATAAAAAATACACAAAGCGATACAATAAGAAAACATATAGAAAACGATCTCAAAAACATTTAAAAAATAAAAAGCACAAGTATACAAAAAGGCATTAATTGTATATTATTTATAATTTATATAAAATACAAATTATAAAACTGGCTTAAAATTAAAAACTTAAAATCCCATAGATGAAGATGATGTGGCTGAGCTTCCTCCTGTCTTGTCTACAAATTTCATAACGTCATTCAATGCATCTTTCGAATTTTTCATAACATTTAGAGATTGTAGAGATTGACCTGGTGATTCAGGGTTCATAGTTAAAACCGTTTTCAACATTAGCGTGTCAATTAAATCATCCCACGCAACAATTATTTCTCCATATTCTTTTCCATATTTGTCTACTAATATCACATCACCTGCTTTATCTTTCATGGCTTTAATTGCAGCAAGATATCCTGTGGCATTTGCACCAACACCGCCAGCACCTTTAGGTGCAACTGCATCCGGTTTTTCTGCATTTTCAAGACCTTCAATAATCGATGTATTCAAAGACATACACTGACCAAAATAATATATTATGGCAAGGGAACAAACAATAAATCCAATAGCTATAAAAATGTCTTCCATCCTCATTATATATTTTAGAAATACTTTTTTTTGAAATATATATCTTTATTCATTCATTCAGAAACCCTTCAGAAAACCTACGGTTTTCCGAACCTTTCCCTCCAGCTACTATTTCAATGCCCTCCAGCTACTATTTCAATGCCCTCCCATAAAGTCCTAGACTTTGGTCTTTGAAGCTACAAGAATGTTCTTAAAGGTTCGAAAAGTTCAGGGAATTATGCCTTCAAAAATTTGATTATTGTTGCAATGGCAGTTTTGCTAATTTTCCTAGACTTTCCATTCGCGTCCGTTGTGCAAATACTATTTAAACAAGCGTCGTCTAAATCTATTGCCTTTATTAGGCTCGGTAGAGTCTTGAATTTTAATAAAATGGCTAAAGCGGATGCAGAACTGATGCCAGGAATTTGGCACAACATAATCTCTCCTATATTTTCAGTTGTAATATTATCTTTCTTCACTTTTTTGACAACAGAACAATAATCTTTATCCGAAGTGTTATTTGTTACTGCATTTGTTATATTTGTTTCAGCAACTTCTTTGTTAGTAATCAATAAATTATTAGAATAAAATGGCAGCTTATCTTTTTCTTTATTAAGTTTATAAGCCATATTGCAAATCATTAGCGCAGTTTCATCTATAGACATTGATCTCCAAACTGAAAATCCTTTGAAATAATTAATCGACGTTATCGCTGAATAAAGTGTTAGTTTATCAATACGATCCTTAAATGAATTGAATCTGTTAAAGTCGCCTTCAATCAAATAAATAATATTATGATTATGATGCGGCAGCCCATTGAGACGATACGATTGCTCTTCATAACGTCCGTCTTTGATACTAGCTGCCAAATCGCTTAGAGATTTGCGTTCAATTATTACTAAATCTTTTGCGCCATCATTGATAATAATGTCACCTAAAGGTAACTGCTCTGGAACCAATTTTAGATCTTTAAAATTAGCAATTACTTCAACATTGGTCTGACATTTTTTTAACAGTTCGGCTTCTCTAACGTCGATTTTAATGTTCATTTGTTATAATAATTTAATAGCATTTTGTTTTTAAATTATTAATTATATATATACTTTTTCCACCTTTTCCCTTCGGGTAAGGTGGAGCCAAAATTGGTTCCAAATTTGAATAACTTTGACTTTAGCTTCGCAAAACCTTTGTAATGCCTCACAGAGGCATTGGTAAAGGTGGATTTTAACCCATGTTACCTCCATGTGTCGCTCTATATCCGTAAGATTGCGTTTGGATCGTGTAATTAGGGCGGCACACAAGACCATATTGAGTATTTGTCGCGCCAATTAAATTGGGATTAGACGAGATAAAGTGGCCAATTGACGGCGCGAGGCCGCCCTTGGAATTTCCAGAACATGTTGGTCTGTTGACAATTGATGCAGCATGTCGAGCATTACGCCCTGCGTTAAGTAGTACCATGATATATACTACAAAGATAATAATTTAAAATTAGTCTAAATATTTAAAAATAAATCCGCCCTTAGTTTGTTTATACCTATTTTTACAAACACCCCATATACCACTTTTCCCTATATTTAATTCTTTTGCCGCGCTAACTATAGATCCAAATTCCTTAATTAAATTATCTTCTAAATCATATTGCCCAATTCTTCTAGTAAAATTATTACCTAAACCTGTTTTAAATTTGTGAATTTGATTTTCTTGGTTAGTAACCCATTCCAAATTACTTACAGCATTGTTAGTTTTATTCCCATCAATGTGATTAACTTGTTCTTTATTTTCTGGATTTTCAATAAATGTTAGAGCTACAATACGATGCAACCTAAATGTATTCTTATCAATACCCATTACACGATAACCGCTAAGAGTTGGTTTTGAATTAATAACAATAATTCCAAAAGAATTTTTAAATCTTCCTAAATTAGATACCCAATATGTTTTAATTGTGTTGGGAACTTGTTTCCAAATTTCTCCTTCTAAACAATCAACTCGCGGTTCTAGGATCCATTTAAATCCATATGATATTGTAGAAAGACCAGTGATACAATTTCCAATAGCATTTCTTCCATTGTGAGTATTTTTAGTTAGTTCATTATTAAATACCCATATAGCAGCATCTTCTATCGAATTGTATACTTCTAATATTTCATCTGTATTTTTATCTATTCTATAAATTGATTTATTTTTGTTAGTTGTAATGATAACATCTTTGCAGCGATGAAAATTATTTTCACTTCGTGTCATCCATTCTAAATTTGAAATATGATTATTTATTTTATTTTTATCCTTGTGATTTACATCAGATTTATTTTCAGGATTTTCAATAAATGCTAAAGCGACTAATCTGTGCACTTTGAATGCCTTTTTAAATTCATTATGTTTTAAACTTATACTACTATACCCTTCTTTATAATTTAATTTTAAAAATTTATTAAAAATAATATTTTTTACATTACCTAAATTGCTGACATTATAATTCGGGAATTGATCGATTGGTTTCCATATTTCTTCCATTGTATTATGGTATATACTATGTATGTCGGCATCCCTTTAAGCCCCCTTTTTATAACAATTATGAAAACAGCTTAAAGCCATAATGATAACCTATATATAAGCAAATGTCTTTAGCCAACGACGATGACGTGATCAAGACCGAAGATGGTCTCATTTTCAATCCATTCAATCCATTGAACACTGAGATTACATTAAATGAAATTCAATGTATTCTCACTAATTACGGGATTCCGCCTAAAATATTTAATTCAGAGCTTTATCGAAGAGCATTTGTGCACCGGTCTTACACAAAACGGCCTGAATTCGAGAACCTACAGCAGAAAATAAAGATTGTTGAAAGACCGAAAAATTGCTTACCTTTAAGCACAAAGCATAACGAGAGCTTGGAATTTCTGGGAGATGGTGTGTTAGAGCTAGTAACCAAATATTATTTGTATCGGCGATTTCCAAAAGAGAATGAGGGTTTTATGACGGAAAAGAAGATCGCGATTGTTAAGAATGAAGCCATTGGTAAGATCGCTTTAGAGATGGGACTGCACAAGTGGCTTATATTATCTAGGAATGCAGAGGAGAAAAAGATTAGAACCAATTTGAAGAAACTTGGCTGCCTGTTTGAGGCATTTATTGGCGCATTGTTCTTGGATTTCAATAAAATCGTGGTTACAGATGATGAAGGATGGTTCCAGTCAATGTTTGCAACTGGCCCAGGATTTCAGATGGCACAAAAATTCATTGAAAATATTTTTGAAAAACATATTGACTGGATTGCGCTGATACAAAATGATGATAATTACAAAAACATTTTGCAGGTAATGATTCAAAAGGAATTCAAAGTGACACCACATTATGTGGAAATATGTCATGATCTGGATGAAGGCTACAAAATGGGGGTCTATTTGTGCCTAGGACAGCAAATTTATAATGCAACACAACAAAATGCGGTGCATATTGGTCAATTTAAGTCATTCAAAGAAGTTCATGATCATATTTTACAAAACGGTGGTAAGATATTTTTATTCATGGGTTCAGGGCAACATAAAATTAAAAGAAAGGCCGAACAGATGGCATGCGAAAAGGCAATTAATGAAATCAAATTGTCAGCAAACCTACGGTTTTTTCAGCATAGCAAGAACCTATGCCCTTAGCAAAAATATTTTCATTATGTCAGCAAACCCTACGGTTTTTTCAGCATAGCAAGAACCTATGCCCTTAGCAAAAACCTTAAGAATATTATTGTCATTCTTGTCATTCTTGTCGCTAGATCTATGATTTCTGAGTAGATTTTATGAAAAATTTATATATTGAATTTATATAAGATAAGTAATGAATAATTTAGCAAAATTAACTCAAAAACTTAAATTAAAACCACAGGTTGCAAAAGAAGAAGATATAGAAGTTGTAATTATTCCTGATCAACCAGTTTCTAAAATGGAAAAAGAAAAAGAAAAGGAAAAGGCAACAACGGTTGTCGTTGAAAAAGACAATGGTTCGAATGCCTTAGATCTTCTTCAACGATTAGAGAGACAAAAAATGACTAAAGTTGCCAGAAAAGAACCAGAAGAAAAAGAAGTGATGCCAAAGGCGCCTATTATCGAAGAAGACGAGACTAAAAAAGCTAAACCAAGAAAGCAAAAAACAAAGGGCATTCTGGCAGCAGAAACTGAAAAAATGGAAGATATAATAGAAGGTGGTCCACAAATGAAAGAACAAGGAGTAAACGAACCGGGTATAAATCCTGATGACCTAGTAAATGCGCCTGCAAAACCAGCAGCCCGATATACTAAAAAGGTGGTAACGAATGTTATTAATTTAGGTCCTGCATCCATGATTCAGATTGGAGATACACCTATTGGACGAAGATTACCGCCTCCTCCTGTATTTGATATTAAAGCATCTAGCTATTACATGAATAATCGTGAAATATTTGTGAATTTTATTGACAATTTGTTCGAACCTTATAAAGAAGACTTAATGGATGAAACGCAGAATATTTCATGTGACAATATTGGCAAAGATACTGGAAATCTTGGATTACTTACGCATCAAAAAATTGTTAGAGATTATATTAATTTATATACACCTTACAGAGGGCTTTTATTATTTCATGGTCTTGGCTCCGGTAAAACATGTAGCTCTATTGCTATTGCCGAAGGATTAAAAAGTTATAGACAAATCATTGTAATGACGCCTGCATCATTAAGACGCAATTACATGGAAGAAATTAAAAAATGTGGAGATCTTCTTTTCAGAAAAAACCAATTCTGGGAATGGATTTCAGTTGAAGGAAAGCAAGAATTAATAGAACCATTGGCAGAAGTGTTAGGCAACATTAAAGTTAACTATGATAATGAATCACATAGTAAATGGGTCAATTATATTAAAAGACACAAGGGAGCATGGCTTGTTAATGTAACAAAACCTACAAATTATGAAGAATTATCTACACCTGATAAGAAAAATTTAAATGATCAACTGGATGAAATGATACAGCTCAAATACAGATTTATTAATTATAACGGTTTAAGAAGAAGTAAATTTAAACAAATGACAAATGATTTTACTGTAAATATTTTTGACAATTCAGTTATTATTATCGACGAAGCTCATAATTTTATTAGTAGAATTGTAAATAAAATAAGTAGATTTCATAAATTTTCTGAGCGTAAGAGAGGTCCTGGAACTGTATTGCCCGTTCCATTAGCCCTTCAATTATATGAATTTTTATTACAGGCTGAAAATTGTCGTATTGTTATGTTAACAGGAACACCAGTAATTAACTATCCAAATGAAATAGCAGTCCTTTATAATATTTTGAGAGGATATATTAAAACTTGGAAATTCACGTTGAATGCGGAGAAAATAAAAGATAGTAAATTAAATATTGAAACAATTCGACAAGCATTTGCTATAGAAAAAATACTGGATTATATTGATTTAAGTTCTTCAAAGGAACTTACTATTACTCGTAACCCTTTTGGCTTTGAAAATAAAATAAAAGAAAATGAAGGTTACAAGGGTGTTTATAACCGCAATGAAACAATAGATGAGGCCGGTAAAATAATTTTAGATGAAAGAGGTGTCATGAGTGATGAGGATTTTATAGCGCGAGTTATAAAATTATTAAGGAAAAAACTAGATATAGAAGTTAGTCCTAGAAATGTTACATTTTCAGTCAATACTGCATTACCTGATACAATAGAAACATTTATTAATACATTTATTGATCAAAGTGACGATAATGGAAAATTAATTAATGAAGTTAAATTTAAACGAAGAATTATGGGATTAACTTCCTATTTTAAAAGTGCACAAGAAGAATTATTGCCAGTATATAATAAAGATATTAATAGACATATTGTTCACATACCAATGAGCGACTATCAATTTCAAATTTATGAACTGGCACGGCACGATGAAAGGGAAACGGAAGGAAAAGGGAAAAGTGATGCTGCAAAGATTGATATAGAAGGCTTATTTGAAAAACCTAAGGCAACCTATAAGATATTTTCGCGTTTGTTTTGCAATTTTGTCATGCCTGATCCTCCTGGAAGACCTACGCCTGGGGCTCTTAGAGCGGAAAAAAACATTATGCAAGGCATGGATCTTTTAAAACAAAGACAAGAAGACAGAGAAAACGCGGTTAAAGAAAATATAGAATTATATAAACAATCTTTGCCGGCTGACTTTAATGATAATCCAGAAAATGTGGAGCTATTGAAAACACAAATAGCAAAATATAATAAACAATTTTTAGTGGATAAGCTTGATGTGGTTGATTTTAAAACATTTCTTTCGAAAAAGTTTCAAGATATGATATTGGACGAAAAAAAAAGAGCGGAAGAAAGAAGGTTAGAGCAACTTAATCCTCTTACTAAAGAAGAAAAAAAGGCGGCACTACGTAATGCACTACTTAATGAAAAGGAGGCACTACGTAATGCAAAAGCGGCACTACTTAATGAAAAGGCTGCAAAAGCGGATGCACTACGTAATGCAAAGGCGGCACTACTTAATGAAAAGGCTGCAAAAGCGGATGCACTACGTAATGAAAAGGCGGATGCAAAAGCGGCACTACTTAATGAAAAGGCTGCACTACGTAATGCAAAAGCGGAGGCACTACGTGACGAAAAGGCACTTCTTAAGAAGGAAAAAAAAGCAAAGGGATCTAAAGATGATTCAAGTTCTGATTCTGATTCTGAAGACGAGGAAACAAGTTCTGGTTCTGATTCAAGTTCTGGTTCTGATTCAAGTTCTGGTTCTGAAGACGAGGAAACAATAGAACACGATAAAATTCCATCTTATTTGCGAGGTGGCGTTGGTTCGGATGACAAGAAAAAAGAAAAAGGAAAAGAAAAGCCGGATAAGGTCGAGCGCAGTAAAATGAAAAAAGCATTAAAGAGTTTTATTATTGATAAGACTAAGGGCGAGGACGAGGATACTCAGGCTAAAGCATTAAGCGCATTAGACAAATTTTACGAGAGTGAGAATGACGATGAAGATGAGGACGATGAAAGAAAACGATCAGTTCAAATTGAAGGCTACAAGGATGAGGATGCGAATGATAGGTTGGCTGATGAATTAGAAGGAGATGAAGTTCTAGAACGAGTAGCAAAAGATTCTAGTTATAAAAGTTCGATTAATGAAGCGCTAGATTTCATAAAAAAATACAAACAAAAGTATTTGAGTTTAGAAGGATTAAAAACATATAGTCCTAAATTTTTAACTATGATTGAAAATATAGAAGATCCTGATCATCCTGGATTGCATTTAGTATATAGTCAGTTTCGTTCGATGGAAGGAATTGGAATTTTTGCTCTAGCACTTGAAGCTAATGGATATGCTCAACTTAAAATTGTTAGAACCAGTGTTGGATGGGATCTCGTAACAAGCGATGAAGATATGGGCAAACCGCATTATGCTCTTTATACTGGGACAGAAGATTCAGAAGAACGAGAAATCATTCGTAATATTTTTAATGGAGACTGGACATATATTCCTAACAACATTGCTGCTCGTTTAAGAAGTATTAGTAATAATAATAATATGGGAGAAATTGTCAAGGTTCTCATGATTACTTCTGCTGGATCAGAGGGTATTAATTTAAGAAATACGCGATATGTGCATATTATGGAGCCATATTGGCATCCTGTGCGTATAGAACAAGTAATTGGTCGCGCTCGTCGTATTTGCTCGCATCAAGGTTTGCCGATTGAGCTAAGAACAGTAGAAGTATTTATATATTTAATGACTTTAACTCAAAAACAAATAGATGGTGAATTTGGTGTTGAGCTTAAATTAAAGGATCGAAGTAATATACCGCCATTTTTGTGTCAAACTTCGGATGAAAAATTATTTGAGATTTCTACTATTAAAGAAAATCTGACAGAACAAATATTAAAGGCGATAAAATCTAGTTCAATTGACTGCATTACTCATACAAAATCTAATATGAAAGAGGGTATTGTTTGTCTTTCATTTGGAGATCCGCCAAATACAAAATTTTCATATAATCCTATTTTATCACAGGATCAAAATGATACAATTGCGGATATTAATATGCAAGTTAATGATTGGCAAGTAAAAGAAGTGTTTATTCGAAGCACTGGTAAGAAATATATGGTGAGATTAGATAATAATGATTTATATGATTATGAAAGTATTATTCAAGCAAAACGTATTCCTGGAATAAGACCTATTTTGTTAGGTAAATTAGCGCGCAATGAAGAAGGAGAATATCAAATAATTAAAAGAAAAATATAAATTATGCATCATTTGTCATGTCTTTTGTCATGTCTTTTGTCATGTCTTTATTCATATCTTTATTCATAACTTTAGTCATTAAATCAATCAAAATATCTACTTTATTTATTAATATGTCAACTTTATCTGTAGGTTTTTCTTGTTTTTCTTGTTTTTCTTGTATTTCTTCAATAAGTAATGATATATTATTAAAATTATTTTCGTCATCCCATGTTACATTCTTTTTCTGATTTGCAGTTGTGCTTATAACTGTATTTTCATTTGTTTGTTTTAATTTTAATTTTCTATAAATACTTAGGTCTGCACTTGGAGTCTCTTTTGTATTTGTATTTGTATTTGTATTTGTTATTTTCTGCGACTGCAGCCAATTTTCAGGATCTTCTGTAACTATTGTATTCTGTATTTGCTCTATATCAAATTTGCGCCGAGCTACTGTTTCAGCAATCAATGTATCCATTTCAGTAATTTTATCATCTTCCATCTTTTCAGAAAAATCTAGTTCTTTTGGTTTATTTAAATTAATATAATTATCAAAATCCGCTTGTTTGATACTGACTTGTTTTTCAAAAGTATCTTGTCTTACTTCTCGTATATCTTCTATTTTATATGGGCTAATTTTATATGAGCTAATTTCTTCTGAACTAATCTGTATTCGTTTAAAATCTTGTTCTTGTTTTAAATTTGGAAATAATCTATTAACTGCAAATAAGACTTGTGATAAAAATTGTTTATTTAAATTAGTTAGTTGCATATTTGCGTGTATGTTTGTATTTATACTTGTATTTTTGGTAAATGGTTGAATATTGCTTTCAAAAACAGTGCGAATATTTGTTATAATTGATTTATTGTTTGAATCAATATGAAGCTCATCTAACAAAACTTCCCAAAGAAGTTTTAGATTTTGTTTGTTTAAAAACTTTGTTAAAACGGGATTTAAATTCATTTTATAAATATATGTGTATTGTAAATTAGTATTTAAGTATTAATTTGTAAATATGTAAATATATTAATTTGTAAAATATATATTTATAAATATATTAGAAACATCTCGATTAATAATATATTAGAAGCGCCGCATTTAATGAATTTTGAATACTACGGATTACAAATTGATAAGAATAATTTATTTCCTTTTATAAATGATATATCAACAAGAAAATTTTTACAAAGTGCGCATCAAGCAGTAACAAATTGTGAAATGTGGGACTGGATAAGAACAACCCATATTAAATCATTTATGTATGGTGAAGAACCTGAAATGGACAAAATTAGAAAGGAAATGGAAAAAGATCCTATTAATGGGAATCATTCTGGTGCATCTTATGGCTGGACAATGAGATCAATAGAATACGTTGCCAAACATGGATATAGTAAATACGAAGATGACTATTCTAAATAAGTTCATATTGTAAATTATTTTATTATTTTATTATTTACAATATTTTTAGTTCTATAAAGTGAAATACTTATAGATCAGAATTAAAATATATTTTTCTGAAATTTTCCATATAATCATCCTTTAAAATATGGGTTTTTAAATAATGAGAAGTAATTTTGTCTTCCAACATATGCACTATAAAAAATAAACTATAAATACCACATTCAGTGTTACCATATTGATGCTCTACAGGATGATTTTGATCAAATTTAAAATCAATACGTTTGCTTAACGAGTGACCTTGTTCTATTACATTATTCACAAATTTCATTATTTGATCGGGAATCTTATCACCCGCGCTGTCAAAAAAGAAAATGGTGCCCTTTTTAATATTAATAAAAAGAGAAATCCAGTGGCTGCCTCCTTTATAATGCGGATCTGTATTAAATACAACCCCTATTTTTGTTTTACCATTTTTAATTTGATCTGCTAAATTAAAATGACACAATTCTTCCCAAACGCACTCTCCGTATAACTTATGCGTATCATAGTCAATTGGAGAAGGTCCCATAAAATCAAAACACTTATATTTTTTTTCATATTGACTCATTACTTGCATAATATCTACACTAGAAAGCCATTCATTGGGATTTTTTCTCCAATCATCGGGTGATTCTGGCGCAAAAGAATCCATCAATTCTTTTTCCAATTTTGAATTTTTAACCATTAGTTTAATCCAACACGACTCTTTATTGCATGTAGTTTGATAATGTGATTTAATATTTTCCCAGATCTCCTTTGAATCGTTTGTTTGTATAGGTCTATCTGGATGCCTTGCGTTCCATAAATCGCGCAATTTATGCAAATCTTCGTCTGAATAACATGTATAAGAATTTAATGCCTTATTGTGATTTTCTGGACTACAATTTAATTTAACGAATACATTTTTCTTTGTTTTTTTATGACTCTTATGACTTTTATGACTTTTATGTTTATTTCCTCCTTTTATACTTTTATTTTTATTTTTATTTTTATTTTTATTTTTATTTTTATTCTTTAATGTTTTTATCTTTCTCATATATTTCGATTATATTTTCTTTTTTTCACATTTTACAATTTTTCGATGATGAATTATCAATTATAATTTCTTTTTTTCTAGGAATTATTTGATTTATTTTATAATTTTGCCTTGTTGAGTTAAACCAATCTAACGGTAGCTTATGAATATCTTCAACGCCATTAGATACAGTTTTTTTAGAATATTTTGTATTTAATTTTTTAACAGGTTCTACAGCGTCATCTTCGTCTAAATCGTCGTCTACAGCGCCAGCCACTAAATCGTCGTCTTCTTCTAATACAGCGTCCAAGTCATCTAAATCGTCGTCCATGTCGTCGTCTAAATCTTCGTCATCCTTATTCGATTCAACTAATTTACCAGTTCTTTCATTTTGAATATTTTCATTTTTATCATGTATTTCCAAATAATAAACACTTTTTTCAACAAATGCATCAAAGCATGTTTTTACATCTTCTAACAAATCATCTGGTTTGTTATTATTCAGTAATTGTTTAAACAATTGATGTATTCTATTTTTATCATAAGTTGGTTCTAAAACTAAATCCTTTTGCTTTAATTTATTCAGTTTATGTAACTGAGATTTGCTTATTAAAAAATTCAAAGTAATTTCATTAATATAAGTGTTATCATCATCTGTCATGTTTATATCTGTGATAGGTTGCTCTGTCATTTCTTTATATTGTTTTATATAATATATTATAATTTATAACTCAATATTTTCTGTGCTGAATTACTTAATTGCATTTTGTTGGTATTGTTAGGTCTTTCAATTGTTGTCTAGTTGCATTATTAAATAAAGAAACTCCCATTATTTTAGGATCCGCATTTAATTCAGTCGGATTCAATTCTTCTTTTTTAAATAGACCCGGAAAAGGCTGCTCAACTTGTCTGCTTTTCCAATGCACATTATACAGGCTACTCTTGCTACTAGGAACATAAGATGCCTGACTGCATTCTTGTAGAGCGAATAGTTGTCCTCTTAGATCAGATTCGTGATTTATATTTGATGCAAATCCAGACCAAGGCGCTTTTGCGGTCGCATTCCCAGGATTGAAAATTTCGCTAGGATTATATGTAGCTCGTTGAACTAAAGGTGTCATAATTTCTCTTCTTGGATCGACAATTGGCATGATAGAATATTTTGTTAGAACCGGTCTGGCCTCTAAATAAGACTGTAAAGGTTGGCTAGGGATATTACGCACATATGTTCTGGTATTCATAATCGATTGTCTTGCAGAACATGAAAAATTATCAAAATCATAAATGTTATTTGACATTGCTATATTTATATATTTATATATTATAAAATATATAAAAATGTATTATAAATCATATTAAAAACATATCACATATTTAAATAGATATGTTCTCTAAAATAATGCCAAAAATTAAAGAATTTTATTTTCTGCCAGTTGTATTTATGGTGCCTGCGAGAGCATTTAGTGAAGGGTATGAAAAATATGTTAAATATAAAAATCAGGATGATGTATCATTAACTCATCATACATTTTGTTGTTTTATGGGTGCGTGGACGGGTGCAGTAGCTGGAGCATTTTTAGGCGCGACATGGCCTATCAGTTTGCCTATTTTTATTGGAAGATGTATTGATAAAAAATAACTTAAATATTTAACAAATATATACATATGCTTATGTTTGTCAAATGTTTTACTGTCACGATATCGACAAGTATTTATAAACCCGCAATACACCAACTTTCCAAAGAATTTGGTAGAAATATTCCTCTATTTTCACCATATGAAGGAGGAAAAATGGGATTTATTACTAATCTATGTTGTGTAGATGCAAATATAAATGTAAAAGAAATATGTAAAAAGTATAACTGTGAAATGGGAAACCCAACAAAAATGCTAATAGAAGATAATATGTATAATAGTAACTATACCATATATAATACGTATAATAAAGAAGGACCACCATTTCGTTTACGATTAACAAAATAAAAATAAAAAGTAAATATTATACTATAGTTTATTATACTATAGTATAATATAGTATAATGACAAATTTATATGAATTCCAAAATAAGGCGTTCGATTATGTCACCGTATTCACATATATATTATATATTGTTATTGCATTTGGTTTATCTGCAACAGCGCCTACCTATTTAAATGATCTATTATTCTACACCAAAATGTATATTAGTTTGTTTTTAATTTTCAGATTTAATCCTATAAGATTAGTTAAATTTACACCTCTAGATGCAAAAATAGCATTTAATGCTGGTATATTTTTATTATTTACAACACTTGTAAATAGTGTGATGGTAACTTATATTGATTTTTTTAGAGATAATGTTCAAACAATAATTGATAATACTAAACAAACTATATCTTTTTAATGTTTTTAATAGTCTTATTTTTAATGCTTTTTATTTTTACCGATTTGCGCGTTTTTTGTTTTTTTTGAAAAAAAGTTTGCAAATGCTGTAGTATTTTCTTTGACAGAATTTTATCCACATTTTGCGCCTCTTTTGTTTTTTCAACATAAGAATGTCTATATCGTTTCATAAATTGTAATAAACTAGTTGTAATATCATTTGCATTATCATTTGCATCTAGTATTCCACTTTTAACAAATCGATCAATCATTGTTTCAAATGGTAAATCATGTATATATGGTTTTAAATTAATATAATAAACTCGATCATCTACCATTCCAGGATGAAACACATCATCCAAAAAACAGATCTCTGTTGTTTCCGGTATCTTTGTGCATCGAATAAGATCATCATGATTTTTCATATGACTTGTTCTGCAAAGCTCGACTTGTTTTCCTCTGATCTTAAATGCTTTTATGATTTGATCAAATAATTTGTAATTAAGTTTGTTTTCAAAATAGGCCTGGATTTGCTTTGCCCATTCGTCAGGTCCTTGATTGTTAGTATAAATCATCAATTTATGGCAATGTTTCGCGGTTTTCTTTTTCTTTAAGTAGTTTAAAATATTAATAATATTAGGGCGTAAAAATTCAGGATACAAGTCTAAAACTTTATTGAAAAGGGGTTGATCAATGGTAATTGGAATATTTTGTTTTTTAATATAATCTTGCAAGGCATCCCAAAACATTCCGAATTCGACATAATATCCTAGGGTTTCATCTAAATCAAACACTACAATTTTAGATGTGCAATACATATATTAACATGTTATTATAATACATGATAAAATATCATTGTAAATTGTAAAATATAATATTTGTAAATATCATTGTAAATATCATTGTAAATTGTAAATTATAATATTTGTATACTATAGACATTAATGTCATCTGAATTAAAAAATAAAGATTATGTAAATATTTTAAAGTTTTATAAGATGAATATACCGAAATCAAAGCGACTATTAAAACAGCAGGCTGAAAATATTTTAAGTGAAAAACTGTGTAAATGTATTAAAAAGGTAGGTCCTGAACTTAAATCAATTCCAATATGCACTAAAAGCATATTTAACAGGAAGGGGTTAAAACGTGGCAAATTTAATTGTAAGGTTAAAGGTAACAAAAGACAAAGTGTAAAAATTACAAAAAATAGCGGGTCGAAAACGAGAAAAAATACAATTTAAAATACAATTTAAAATATAGTTTATTGTATATTAATGATTAATATACATTATGATATAATAATTATTGGCAGCGGAATTGCAGGATTATATAGCGCTTATAAAATAAAGCAGTTTAATCCTGCTTTGTCTGTGCTTATATTAGAAAAAAATAAAAAACAATGGATTGGTGGTAGAACTAGCAATGAACCATTTTATGGCACACAAGTTGTTACAGGTGCCGGAATTGTGAGAAAAAATAAAGATCATTTGTTAGTTAAATTGATAAAAGAATTAAATATACCGTATCATGAATTTATTTCGAGTCACCATTATATTACTCAATTTAAACCAATAAATATAAATGAAACAATGAGATCCTTAAAAAAAGAAGAACCAACTAACAAAACTATGACATTTAAACAGTTAGCAATTAAATATTTAGGAGTAAAAAAATATAAACAATTTATCGTTACATCTGGATACTCTGATTATGAAAAAGAAGATGCACACGATACGCTATATAACTATGGTATGGATGATAATGCAGGAAATTTAACCTGTTTAAGTATATCTTGGAAAGACCTAGTGGCAAAATTAGTTGACCAAATAGGGTCAGAAAATATAAAGGCACAACAAAATGTAATTAAAATAAATAAAATATCAGAAGACCAACCTGATTTTGAAATAGAAACTCAAAAGGGTGTAATGTATAAATGTAACAAAATAATAATAGCTACTACTATTAGTAGTTTACTGCATTTGCTACCATCTAAATCCAGCATTTATAAGCAAATACATGCACAACCATTTCTTCGATTATATGCAAAATTCTCTAAATCATCTGCCGAAATTATGAAAGAATATGTAAAAGGGTATACAATTGTTGAGGGACCCTTACAAAAAATCATACCAATGGATCCTGATAAAGGCGTATATATGATTGCTTATTCTGATAATGCATCCGCTATTGCATTAAAAGACCATTTAGAAAATACTCTTGAAAATCGTAAATATTTTGAAGAGTTGTTAGAGCAAACATTAGGAACAGCAGAAGGATCATTAATAATAAATGCATTATTAGATTTTTATTGGGACGAAGGAACACATTATTATGAACCATTAAAGGGACCTTATAAAACACGAACTGCTTTTATTAATGCTGCACAACATCCGGATAAAAATATATTAGTTGTTGGCGAGGTTGTTAGTAAACACCAAGGATGGGTGGAAGGTGCGTTAGAAAGTGTCGAGGTTGGGTTAAATAAAAAGTGGCTGTTAAATAAAACATGTTAGGATTTCTTTAAATACTTTTTTTGATATATTATAATTCGAAATGCAAATTATAATGTATTTGTTATTAATTGTTAGTTTGTTTAATTTATCGCTGACCAGACATAAAGTATTGACTTCTGTCACGAAATTGCCCATATTGGATTCCAAATACGCTGCCATAAAATCCTGGCACGGTTCCTGTTCGAGCATAGTGTCCATATATTCGTCTTAATGATCCTGCGCCAGCACTCGTGCCATCCGCGATCAAAGATCCTAGTGTTCGAGTTCCGCCTGTAGCTGAAATTCGTGAAGTTCGTAAATTTCCAGTATTGCCGCCCATTATATTTTAACGCAATATTAAAATTTATATTTATATTATTAATAATTTATATTCCTAAAGTTACCATCCTAAAGTTACCAAATTTATCGGTTGTTAGTCTGATTCATCCTCTTCTTCTGATTCTTCTTCTTCTTCCTCCCTTTTTTTTGTTTTATTACTCAAATTCTGATTCTTATTTTTTGCCTTTTCTTTATCTTTTTTATCTTCTTCGGTCAAGTGATCTAAAGCACTTAAAATCACCATTTCTTGCGCACCTAATTTTTGAAATATCAAGCATTCATCCATTTTAAATCTATAATGCCGATGCATGAAATTTTTACAAACAATATAAACACCATCGTCTGATATTATTATATCACAAATAATACCACATTGATTTAATGGCAAATGGGTTGGATCTGTTAATGGTATCCATCGAATAAATCCACCATGTTTTAAATCATTTATTTCATCCACATATTTATATCCTTTCAGTTTTTTAAAATAATCTATTAGTATTTCTTTATCTAAATGTAGCTCTTTTAAAATGTTAAAGATGGTCTCTTGAATTTTCGAAGTAGTTAAATTCATGATGCTATCATTTTTTTCATTATCTAATGCTGTTAGTAAATTATTTATATCTATATTTGCATTCATAATTATTATTATAATATAAATATTTTTTATATTTTTATATTATTATTTATTTTATTTGATTTATTGTCGGCTTTTAGGCTTTTGCCTTTTTTTGGCTTTGTCGCATTCGTCGCCTTTTGTCGGCTTTGTATGTCGCGTTGCTTTGTATGTCGCGTTGCTTACCAGCCTCCACCAAAAGCGGATCCAAATGCACCACCTAATGCATCATTTGCTGCCATTGGTCCAAATGATTCCATTCCTGGGCTTGCTGCGCCTACCAAGGGCGTAGAATCTTGCTGATACATATTGTTATAATCTGGTAATTGCTGACTAGACTCTTGTTGTTGTGGCGGCAAAGAGCTAATCGAGGTAGATCCCATAGATTGACCCATAGACGAAGAAGTCATAGGTTGGTTCTGTGAAATTGGCTGACTAACTTTCACATTTCCCTGGCCTTTCTTGCCTTTTTTTTTATCTTTCGGACCCTCCCATACTTCCATAATACGATCAACTATAATGCTAACTTTTTCACCCAATTTAGTCTGCAAACTCAAAATAATAACCAACATCGCTAAAATAATACTTGTTACCGAAAAATCCACATATTTTTCTCCACTATATGTAGGTATAAATGTAATTATTCTGTGAATAATTAATATTCCCAAAAACATGACTATAACTTGACCTACTATTTCTGCTAAAAGTTCTGGACTGCCTTTTTCTTCCTCTGCTTCAGGAACCAATTTTTGCATCGCTTTATTCATTATTATAACTGGAATTAGAGCTAAAACTGCATATTGAACAATATTCATCATTTCGGATTTAGAGTCGTCGTTGAAATTAAAAACATGTTTAAAAAATCCTGGTTTGCCGCTTGTTGCTTTTGATAATTCATCTAAACTTTCCATATTCCTATATAGGTTATAATAAGAAATTAAAACCCATTAAATATTATAAATATTACAAGTTTTTAGTTAAAGACAAGTCTAAATATTATTTATATGTTTAGCGTTTCTAATAATGTTTCCACTTCTGATTTAGATCCTATATTGGCAAATGCATTTACGCATAAAGTTAGTGATGCCATTTTTGAAGCGACTCATGCGAATAATGCTTTGGTCTCAGTCGCTGACGCTTTGGTCGCTGACGCTTTGGTCGCTGACGCTTTGGTCGCTGACGCTTTGGTCGCTGACGCTTTGGAAGAGCACCAATATCTTGATTTGTTAAGAAATATTCTCGACAATGGTGCTTGGACTTTAGGTCGCAATGGTCGAACCAAAAGCATTTTCGGTCATTCTATGCGTTTCTCATTAGCTGATGGAAAGATTCCCATCTTAACAACAAAAAAAACCGCCTGGAAGACTTGTTTGAAAGAGCTTTTGTGGTTTATTCGCGGCGAAACGGACAATAAATTGTTACAAGACCAGGGCGTTCATATTTGGGACGGGAACTCGTCTCGTGAATTTTTGGATTCGAGAGGGCTTCACTCGACTAAAGAAGGACTCATCGGCTGTGGATATGGATTTCAATGGCGCCATTTTAACGCTCCTTACGATAATCAGACTGGGAAATTGTTAAGCGATAGCGATTCGGGTATAGACCAACTACAACAAATTATTGACCAACTTAAAGACCCTCTTTCTAGATCCAGTCGACGCCTAATTATGACAGCTTGGAACCCGTCTCAGCTTGACCAAATGTGTCTCCCGCCCTGTCATTGTTTTTGTCAATTTAATGTGCATGATGGTAACAAACTTAGCTGCGCGATGTATCAGAGATCATGTGATTTTTTTTTAGGAATTCCGTTCAACGTCGCATCATATTCGCTGCTAACGCATCTTTTGGCAAAACACTGTGGCCTAGAAGCTTATGAATTTATTCATTTTATGGGAAATTGTCATATATACGAAAATGCAATTGATGCTGCTACTCTACAACTAACAAGAGAGCCATATACGTTTCCAACAATTTCTATTAAACAAGTAAGAGATAATATAAATGATTATCAAGTAGAGGATTTTGTTGTATCCGGGTATCAGTCGCATGATGCAATAAAAGTGGCAATGGTTGCTTAACATATATGCAAAAAGATTTAAATATTAACCATAATGTATTATTAGATGAACTCAAATATTGATTTACTTGGCTTAAACAATCCAGATTATGATAATACATTTAAACCCAAATCTGAGTTAAATATATGGGATATTGAAAATAACGAAAAGGAACAACTTATTATGCATATTGACAACATAATTTCTGCAAAGTTTGAAAAAAAGATTTTAGATCAAAATAAGATAATTGATGAACTGAAAAAAGAAAACGATGATATAAAAAAAACAATAAATAATTTATTATTTGATTTAGCAAATTGTGGAGCATTTGGTTTAATAAGTTCCCCTGTAATAAAAACTCAATACTATTTAAATAAATACAATAAAAATATGCTAGAGGTTAAACAACCATTAGAGTTAGAATACATTGATTACTCCTTCGTGTCAGAGGAATTGGAAAAACATTATGCAAAAACAGGTAGTATGGGCGGTCATACTTCAAAGAATGTCAGTAGAAGTGATATGGAAAGCCACATAAAGAAGATAACCCTAAATATTTATCAACTAGAAAATTTTGAAGCCAGTAATAAAATATTCAGAAATAAATTATGCATTTATCATTTAACTCCCTACTTTAAACAATTTGTTAAAAATATAAATGCAAGACGTGAATATTTTCAATATGATAGAAATAGTAATAGTAATTTTATGATTTATGTTATGGATCGTAGACAAGTTGATGCAGTTAAAGACCAATTTCATGACATAAAAATTAATTTTATACCAAGTTTTCCTTAATATATATATTTAGAAAATATATTTAGCAAATAATTTCATTGCCTATTTCCCTAAATATTTAAGCGCGTAAAGAATTTAGAAACAATATAATAAAGAATACTATAAATTATGAGCGCAAATCGTTCTGTTCAAGCTGCACAAAGAAGACGAGCTGGTCCACCTGAGCCCGCAACTCCCAGTCGTGGTCCTCAGCCATCTATTAATTCGTCACAAATGTTTGCCGCAGGGCAACAACAGCAGCGTATGGGTCCCGGTTCGGGTCAAGTTAGCGGCCGACTTGCCGGGCAAAATGCCGCTTTAGCACAAAAACAAATGATGGATCAAATGAAACAATCGCAACAGCAACAACAATCTGCTGGTCTTTCTAACATCAATAAAATGACACTTCCTCAGGCAATCACCCTCATTACGCTGCGCTTAGGTAAGGTTGAAACCCAGTTGTTTAATAGTTTGGATTCTGGGTCTAATTCTGGATTTACAGGCGACGATGATCATATTTTAGTTGATAAGAGTGTTATTCAATCATTAATTAGTAGAATTGATGCTTTGGAGAAGAAGCCTGGCGTTACCGCTAGCGCTGGCTCTGGTGCAAGCTTTAATCAAGATATTGCTCTTCTAAAGCAACAATTTGAAACTATCAAGCCTATTGTAGTGCAATCTAAAACCGCAAATAACGCATTAAAACAACAAATCGAAAGCTTGAAGACCGAATTGGTCGAGACAAAAGAGCTTGTAATTGTCTTGCAAAATTTAACAATGGATAATAGTAATAAAATACTGGCATTTAATAGCATTTATGGCATGAATGATTCTTCCGAGCAAGAACAAGAATTATTAGAAGAAGAACTATTAGAAGAAGAATTAGAAGAAGATTTAGAAGAAGATTTTGAAGCTTTTGAAGCATCTGAAGAAATTGTAGGAACAAATTTAAAAGAATTAATTGAACAGGAATTTAATTCTGAACAATAAATATATATTATTAAAGTTATAAATTAAAAGTAATAATATATAAATAAATATAAATATTATGACAGACTCAATTGAATTTTCTAGTAAAACATTATTTGATAAAAATCATATTAAATCTACGGAAATTCTTGAAAAAATTAAAACTAAGCAATTTAAGGAAATTTTAAATGGAATTGGGCATATTAAAAATGATTGTATTATTATTGAATTTAAATTTTTTAAATATTTTTGTGCGCCTGTTACACATGAGTTAATTACTTCTTATATGGATCAACTAACAACTGAAGTGGTTTCAAACTATAATAAATTTGATGTGCATCTGAATTTACAATCATTTTCTATTGCGGATGCAGATAAACATAGCGGTTATGTTAGATCTATTTCTGGATTTTTTGGAGACAAATACCCTGATAAATTGAATAAATGTTATATTTATAATGCTTCTTTTGTTTTTGAAACTATTTTTAAAATTATAAATACTTTTATTGATAAAGATACTCTTAAAAAATTGGTGTTAGTTAAAACGTAAGAAATGTATTAAATATTATTTATATTTATAATATTTATATTTAATCAAACAAAACATATTAAAACTAACAAACTATATAAATATATTCTTTTAATAATGCGATTATCTATTGAAAATAAATCTAAAATGGAAATGTTTGTTGCTCTATTCCAGCTTCTCAAAAACTGGGGTTCTTATTTGAATCTACATTTTGAAAAAACGCGTTTATATATTCAATCCATGGATAAGTCGCATGTTTGTCTTTCTAGCATCACTATTTCTAGTCATTGGTTTTCTTCTTATCAAATTGAAGAGACAACTAACATATCATTAGATTCTACTAATTTTGCAATTATGATGTCTTATGCTCTTAAACATAATAAAATGGAGATCAAATTTGAAGATGAATTAGATCCTGATACTATATTCATCAATCTATCTTCCAATACAGAGTCATCTTTTGCTGAACCTAAGGGCAAAAAAGGTAAAGAAGTTCAAAATAAGTTTGATCATTTTTTTGAATTGGGACTAATCGATGTCGAACAGGATACTTTAGGAATTCCAGAAGTTGAATATGATGTTGATTTTACAATGAAATCGGAGAATTTCGCAGAGCTTATTAATGAATTGATGGTTTTTGGATCAAATCTGAATATCATTTGCAGCGAAGATGTCTTGGAATTTAATGCAAGTGGCGACACTGGTAAATTAAAAGTGAATATACCGATCGATGATCTAAATGAATATGCGATTGCAGAAGGAGAGGTAGTCGATATTTCTTATAGTTTAAATCATATCGGAAAGATGTGTTTATCTACTAAACTGGGTCAGAATGTTTGTTTGTCTATCAGTGCCGAATATCCAATGGCTATTAAATATGATTTAGGAGATGACAGTAGTGTTGCCTTTTATATTGCTCCTAAGATTTAAGGCATATAAATAGTAACTAAGTTGCCTTAAAAGTTTGCCTCCAGCTTTGTAGTATTCGCTTTGCGAATACGGTAAAGGTGGAAAATTATATTATTATTTTTAATTAAATATGTTAGAAATAATAACCGGAATATTTATATTTTGTATTATATTGTTTTTTTATCTTCATATTCAATTTCATTTGAAGACCAGTGATGAACTAGAAATTTATGAAATTGAGCAAGCATCGAAGGACCGAATGGAGGAAATTTGCGATTTAAGGCAGCCCGTTTTATTTGATTGTGATGAAGATATCAATAAAATAGTGCAAACAACTAACAAAACAGCACTCTTAGACAACTATCCTGTCTTTGAAGTTAAAATTCGCGATAATATAGATACTAACTCTTTAGAAGAACTATATGTTCCATTACCTCTGCATATTGCATGCAAATTGTTTCAAGAGGATACCAATTCTGTATATTTTAGTGAAAATAATATGGATTTTTTGACTGAAACCGGTGTCATCAAAAATATGACATATAACGATGAATTTTTAAGACCCCGTTTAGTTTCAAATTGTAATTATGATATTATGTTAGGCTCAGATGGTTTAGTGACTCCCTTTAGATACGAAATGAATTACAGAAATTATTTTATTGTAACACAAGGATCGATAACTGTTAAGATGGCACCTCCTAAAAGCAACAGATACTTATATCCAGTAAATGATTATGAGAATTTTGAATTTAGATCTCCAATTAATCCATGGAACCCTCAGACAAAATTCAAAGCAGATTTTAATAAAATTAAATGTCTAGAGATTGTTTTGAGCCCAGGAAAGTTTTTATTTATTCCAGCTTATTGGTGGTATTCATTTAAATTTGCAGAAAATACAAGTGTTAGTTGCTTTCGATATAGAACATATATGAATAATATCGCAATTAGCCCAAATATATTCATGTATGCTTTACAGAACCAAAATGTGGAGCGAAAAATAGCGAAAAAAATAGATCTAAAGCAACCTGTAGCAGAAGAACCAATTGTTGATACAAATACAACTAGCATTGATGAGCCACCTAATACAACTAATATCGCTGACATTTTAGCAGCAGATTTGGAGCCTTTAGCTGCCGCGCCTACATCGCATGTAGGTAGCGAAATTTAGCCAGTATTTTCCATGTAGGGCGCATGTAGGGCACAATTGTCGCCACAATTTGCCACCATGTAGGGCGCATGTAGGGCGCATGTAGGGCGCCGCATATAATCGTTATAATTAAAACAAGTTAAAGACAATTTACTATATTATATTATTGCTTTAATTATGGCACTACTTAAAATCATTATTGATAACCGCAATTATGCCAATTGGTCCATTTTAAATGCATCCAATTTAGAACCCTCCTCTGTTGATCTTGAATGCAATCCAATTCAATATAAACTATTTACGGGTGATGTTTTTACGATTGCTAAGAGTAACGATAAGAGTAATGTCGAAATTGTTCACTCTCCCGTTAGAAATATGGATAATATTCCTGCTGTCCTCATCCTTAGTGGTAACAAAACTTTTGGCAGATCCTCTGGTTTAAAAGGCAAATTGCTCTACAAATGCATCCCCGATGATATTCGGCTACCAACCTTTCTCGTCCCATACGAGCACAAACATGTCGGATTTTCCAAGGTTTTTACCAATTTATATGTCACAATTCGGTTCTCTGACTGGTCTGAAAAACAGATTAAAGCCGTTATTTCTCAAACCATTGGCCCCGTCGACGTCCTTGATAATTTTTATGAATACCAACTTTACTGCAAAAGTCTGAATTCATCTATACAAAAATTCACCAGAGATACTAACAAAGCAATCGGGTTTCAAACCTTAACACATGACGCCTTTATTCAGAGCGTCGCTTCTAACAAACAAATAGAATCACGCATCAATCATAACATATTTTCCATTGATCCCTCGTGTTGCGCCGATTTTGACGACGCATTCAGCATCAAAGCGCTAGACGATAATATGCTCTCACTCAGCATTTACATCGCCAATGTGTCGATTCTGATGGATGCGCTAAATCTCTGGCCCAGCTTCTCCGAACGCATCTCCACTATCTATCTTCCCGACAAAAAACGACCAATGCTTCCTACCATTCTTTCCGATTGTTTGTGCTCTTTACAGGCTGGAAACAGCCGTTTCGCCTTTGTTCTTGATTTAACTGTAAATCGGGATTTAGGCGAAATTGTTTCTACTAAATATTCCAATTGCATTATTCGGGTTAATAAAAATTATGTTTATGAAGAACCTGATTTGTTAGTTTCTAAAGATTATATTTTGCTACTTGATACTGTCAAAAAACTATCTAAAAATTATCGCTACATTAACAATGTGAAAAATAGCCACGAAGCCGTTTCATATTTAATGATACTTATGAACTACTTTTCGGCTAAAGAATTGCTTAAAACTAAAGTTGGCATTTTTCGATCCACCGTTTCCAAGAAAAAAGGGTCGGATAAGGATACCTTACCCGATACCTTACCCGATACCTTACCCGATACCTTATTGTCGGATACCTTACCCGAAGATGTAAGCAAATTCATTAAAATCTGGAACAGCGCATACGGTCAATATATCGATATCAGTTTGTTAGGTTCAGATGATCCGTCTTTTTACAAACATGAGCTACTCGATATGGATGCTTATATTCATATTACGTCTCCTATTCGCCGCTTGGTTGACTTACTTAACATGATAAAGCTACAACAAGTTCTAGGTCTTGCAACCTTGTCTGAAAGTGCTTCTGACTTTTTTATGTCTTGGATACAAAAAATCGACTACATTAACGTCACGATGCGCGCCATACGCAGGGTGCAAAATGATTGCACTTTATTGGATACTAGTGCTAAAAATATAAGTATATTGGATTGCATTTATGACGGATATTGCTTTGATAAACTTGCTAGAAATGATGGACTTTTTCAATACATTGTTTATTTGCCGGAACTTAAAATGACTTCTAAGATCACTGTTCGAGAAAATATGGAAAACTATGAGTCACGTCAATATAAACTCTTCATGTTCAATAATGAAGAAAAATTTAAACGAAAAATTCGTTTGCAAATAGTATCTACTTTTTAGTATATTTCAAACTAACATAAAGATATATTTATATAGTATATAAGTATAATGGATTTTATTAACACATATAACGATGAATTGGTTACAGCGTCTGACTCGGTTACAGAATCTACTTTAGAAGAAATTTTAGAATTTGAACCCAATTCTGATGATCTTTTGGTCTCAGAAATTAATATTCCAGAAAAAATTAATATCGATTCTTCTGGTGTTCTTCCTTCTTTGGAAGAATTAATAGAAGATAATTTTACTCAACCTGAAGTGTCAGAACCTATTTCTAACAAAAATTTGTCTGCTGAAGAAATGCAAGAAGTCATGTCTAATATTGAAAGCACTGTTAATTTTACATCTATCGATGAAAGCATGCATGCTTTAAATAATCCTGAAATTTTACTCAATCGCATTCAGGGTGCATTTAATACCTTTAAGGAAAAAACAGGGCGACCAATGACTTATAGTGAGATGCGATATATGATGGGATAAGCAAAGCGACTTATTAAAATGAAACGACCTTGTAAGCAAAGCGACCTTGTAAGCAAAGCGACTAAAAAGGCAACTATAAAAGGTGATATAAAATTTTTATATATTATACTATAATATATGAAATACTTAAAGAAGCGATCTACTCGTAAGAAATTTTGTCGGAAATCTTATCGGAAATCTTATAAGAAATCTCGTTGCAGATATAAAAAAAGACGCTGTAAATCTGTTAGACGCGGATTAAGAGGAGGCTGAGGCTTAACTGCATCTGTTTTTAAACAAGTAGCAGATGAAGAAGAAGAGTCTCTTGTTGGAGGAAATTGAGTAACATTGGCTTAATTTGGATCTTGATATTCTTGGATGAAGCGACAAGCAAAGCGACAAGCTGTAAGGCGACAAGCTGTAAGGCAACACAAAAAACGCGGAAATAGAATACCATCTAAACATTAATTAATAAATATGTCTTTAAATACTTATTAATTAAAACATAAAAAATATTTTTATTTTTATTTTTATTTTTATTTTTATAACAATACCAACTAATTTATCTAATACTTATACATCTTCTTCATCCATTATAAACTCTATATTTGTATTCGCCGGTTTATCAATAAACTCCTTCCAAAAATCCTTTCTAAAATATTTTAAGATCTTTCTATTTATTTCTGCCTTACTTACCGATGTCGCCAATATAATGTCTTTAAACCTAGCTGAATTTAACACACTTTTTATACTTTCTAAATTTTCCACATCGTCTACTATACCAGTGCAAAATTCACTGCATGCATATTGACCACTTTCATCAATCACAAATCCTGTAGCGCCACTGCCAAATATTACCTTAGGAAGCCCATAATGCCCCTTGTTATTTATTTCACTCCATATTAGCTTCACCTCATTCGCTCTATTTACTGAATATGCAACCGGATATTTATGTGTTTCCGAAGTGATTTTTCTTGTCCACTTTTTATCACTCGCATAATCACTTCTACTGTATAGCATATTTATTTTTTCATGACCTTCTTCAATCAATTTTTTTATATTGGCAAAATCATAGTTCGGGATAAATACCCATTCTCTCAAATCAATGCTCTCGATCTCTCCTTTTTGCGTTTTTATTATGGTATTTTTCTCATAAGACAAATTTTGTATTAAATATATATCATATCTTGTATTGCAACCAAATGTCTTTAATCCATCCTTTTCATCATGTATCTCAAGATATATTATTTGCTTGGATTTCATCAAAGTTTGCAAAGGATGCTCCGGTTGTCTCCATAATGAGGGATTAACAAATAACAAGTATCCATTTACATTTAGCCATTTTTGCAATGATTTTTCAATAAAGACTGTCCATAATGTATGCCCTTTACCTTTATTTCCACTAGCATCATTATAAGGCGGGTTTCCAATAACCGCGTCAAATCCCGAAAGACCAAAGGTAACAGCGATATCTATTAAAAGTGTATCACCTGTGTAGCAGTTAAACCCGAAATCAATGTCATCGCTAAATTGCCCGCAAATGCTCTCATATTCGCATCTAAGTAGCTGAGTAGTAATAAACACATTTAATGCGGTAATGTCGGCATAATAAATACACTGCGTCATGATGATCTTAGCTCTGAGCTCATCGTTGGGATATAATTCTAAAAGTCCATCATTAAATTTTCTCACTATTTCCAAGACGAAATTTCCCTTGCCACAACACGGCTCAAACACTGCTCTAGGTGCAGACCAAAATGTAGCGGGCACAGTTGCAACCATCTCTTTAACTAGTAGAACCGGCGTAGGAACTTCGGCGTTCATTTTTTTCTCATCGCTGGTAGGAATGAAATGCTTAGCGATCAGACTCTGTAATTTTTCGTATGGCGCTCTCGAATATATTTCGCGAATATTGTTGACAATCTCAGCATTGTTCTCCATTATTTGATTCATTATATTAATAATAATACTATAATTCTCTTTATTTAATTCAATTTTTTTGTCTTTTAATAGCGAAATTATTAATTCTTTGGTGCTAGGATGTGTAAATATTTCCTTAAAGTCATGTATCTTGTATGACCTTGAAATCAAAGCTAGAAGCGGAAATAGGAAGGTCTTACACATTTCGTAAGTCTGGTTAGTGAGCTGCTCAATCTTTTCTTCGTCTTCTTTTGTTAGCGGTTCACCCGACTCTTCCCCTTCGCATTCACCTTCTAAATCCTTTGTATCATTGTTTTTCGGTGCATCGATTTGTATCTTTTCTGATTCGCCCTTAGGGCAATCTTGCTGTAAGCCTTCTAATTCTGAGTTCGCCTTTTTGTTTGCCGATACGCTGTTTTGAAAATCCATTTTAATCGCAAATCGCAGGTCATCGTCGCAAACAATTTGTTCTAGAATAAGCGTGTCATCTATTTCCTTCATAATGTTTTTTGCTTCTTCTTTGTAGAAGGATGTGATTACCATGGTTGTTACTTTGCCATTATTGATTTCCTGCGGATCAAATAAGAATATCTTGTGCTCAAAGTAGTATTGCAATATTTCCGCATTGGTTCTGGTTGTTTTTGTATTTCTGCGATGTCTGTGAATCATATCATTTAAATACAAATAGGTCCGCTGAATATTTAAATCTACGCAAATTCCTAGCGTTTTTCCTGGTGCTGGTGTGAGCGATCTAGAAACTCTTTGCTTGTAATTGTCCAAATTATGGCCGTCATCCAACGAAATTGTTACATCGCATTCATTGTATGTAATGCCAACGCTACCCTTGTCGCCTAGCAGCAAGATGCATCCTCGCTTTTTTAACTCTCTTGTTTTCTTCATTTTGGTATCAATGCTTTCATTATAACCCTCCTTAACTTCGCTGCTGTCTTCTAAAGAATTTGAATATTCTATATTGTAGTCACACCACAATTTATGCTCTTCCAAAAATGCCTTTAGGGTTTTTTGTAATAACGCAATTGTATTGTTTCTTGTGTGAGTCGGAAGATACATGATAAACATCAGTGGATAAGCTACCGTAGATTGTCTTGAATCAAAACTGGCCTGAGTTGCCTCGATTTGTTTCATAATTGAAAACTTGTAATTCTTGTTTTTATTTATGACGATCCCTAACAGTTCCGTTAAAATATCAATGCCGTCTTGTCCGTATTTACAGATGTCGAATTCTTCCGCATATCCAATTTCACCCTTGCTATTGATTACTTGTTTTAACGCGAATAAAGAACTAAAACTAAAGCCGAAATTTGTATTGTGTTCTGCGTTGTATTTGACAATGTCGTCCTTTAAGGATTGCGGAATGGCATATTTCATTAGAACTTGCGTTGGATGTATTGAGTAATCCTGATCCAGTGTATTGTCCTGCAAACATTCTAGAAAGGTTGGTCCGTGTCTTGCAACCATGCAGTGAATGATCGCGTCTCTTTCTTCAATTGATAACTCGGGCTTCAGCAATTCTTTCATGTAACCCTCGTCTTCAATTTCCCATTCGTAAGTAAATGCGTCACTAATTCTGTAGTATTTTTTTGTCTTTGTGGCGGTTCCTGACGCAAATATATTTAATTTTATGGTTTTGCAAAGGTCTTCGATATCTTGGTCTCTGTCTTGGTCTCTGTCTTGGTCTCTGTCTTGGTCTCGGTCTCTGTCGGATTCTACCTCCAAAATACCCTTTTGAGTTTTCACCGTAGACGAACCTTGATGAGATTCGTCGGTGACAATTGCGTCAAACCCCATATTTTTAAGAAATTCCTTCTTTGTGCCCTTTAGATCGGATTTCAAATATTGAACACTGCAAAAGACAATGCCTCTAAAGGTCGGGTCAATTGCGTCATCTAAATCGTCCGTTTGCAAATACTTTATATCCTTGAAATCAATGTAGTCTTCTAGATCCTTGATAAAGCTGTTAATTGTAGCTGGCACCGATGTCATAACCAATATTTTGTTGTATCCGCTCGCTTTTTCCAGTAAGTCTTTGCATACAAGCAGAATGGTAATGCTTTTACCGCTTCTTGGTTTCTGAGCAAAGACCCACATTTTCCTGCTATTTTTTGCAATGGATCTTTCAAATCTTAGTCTAGTCATTCGCTGATGTAATTTTTCTACCAATTGTCTTCTTGGTGAATGCAATAATTCCGCATTTATTTTCTGCTCAATAAAATCGTCAACTGGCATTTTGACGTCTTTGTATCGGTAGCAAAATACATCCAAGGCCTTGATTATGTCTTTTTCATCGAATAGAAGATTGTCCTTGAGAACCTTTTCAAATGCGGCTTCGTGGATATCGTGCTTTTTGCTGTCAGAAATGTCTTCCTTATTCTTTACAAATAGGCCAATTTTATAATTGGATGCATTCTGTTTTAATGTGCTGTCTAGGTCTGAAAGATCGGTTCCCTTTCTGCTGATTTTTTTCTTGTATTTACTAGAGAATCCAATAATGGTGCCTTCATCTTCAATTGTAATGTCCGATACATTGCCGCCCTGGTGAATTTTGTTAGTTAAAATAGTTTTTATATTAGTTACCTGTTTTAATGAGGCGCAATTGCCGCACAAAATATGAGTGTAATCAATCCCCCGGATACATTTTAATATAACGAGTATCTCGCAAATGGTCTCGAATAGATCGCCTTGTCTCGAGTCGCTCGGTCCGGAATGATTGTCTGACATTAGAAGAGTAAACATGATTGAGCCGCCTAGCATAATTTTTAAAAGCATATTAGCTAGAACATCCTTGCGTCTTAGCTGGCTAACAAACGCGTTTGGCTCTTCTTCAATGACGAATTCAATGTCCTCGAAAAGCTTTGCGGCTTTAACCTGTTTAATTTTTTTATTTTTTGGTTTTTGTGTTGCCAATTCAACAATATTATGAGTAGTATTTTGTTCGGTCATATTTAAATAGGTTGCTTGTGTTTATATTAATATAAATATTTCTCTTAATATAAAGTATTTCAATTTTTTTATATATATGCGAAAAAAACGTGTCACTAAAAATTTGACAAAAATTTGACAAAAATTTGACAAAAATTTGACAAAAATTTGACAAAAATTTGACAAAAATTTGACAAAAATTTGACAAAAATTTGACTCAATTCTTCTCAATTACAACTTCCTTTGTAATGTTTCGTATGATCTTCTCCATGTTCTTCTCCTGTTCATCATCCGTAGATCCATTCATTGCATTACACAGCATTTTCAAGTATTTGTCATTGTGTCTCGATGCGGGATCTCGGTATTCTGGATATTTCTTTTGCCACTCAGTAATTTGCTGTATATTCTTCTTTCCAACGGTTTTGATTGCATTTGTTAGTTTCTCCTTATCTGAATCCTTTGTCCATTCATTCTTATCTTTTACATACAATGTCTCTCTTTTTGCATCACTGCAATGAATGGGTCTCTTATTTACTTCTAGTTCATTTAAGCCATTGATAAAAATACGCGATACTCCCTCTGAATAACCTAGACGCGCTGTTTCTTCTAGATCCTTCAACTTCACATGTAATGAATCTATAAAATCTGTTAGGTTAACTGCATCTTTACACGTCTCATTCAAGTAAATTTGTAGATTAAAATGATTGTTATTGTTGATTGTATTGTGGCTGTTGTTTGTGTTATTGTTAGGTTGAATGGATTTAACTACTTCCATCATCATGGTTTTTAATTCTGAATTGTCTTTTATCAGCATTTTGACGATTTCGTTGTCAACGCTTTGTGGGGGTAATGACTTTTCTTCCGTTTTTACTTCATTAATAATATGGCATGTTTTTTTGTGAACCGATAATCCTTGTCGATATTTATACCCTTTTCCGCAAATGCAAAAATGTCCTGATTTGTGTGAATCATTTGACATCATTTTAACATCAGTTTGATGTTTCAGTGTCAAAATATGTCTATTCCAGTCACCTTTTTTACAGCATTTAAAGTCACATGTTTCACAACAAAAATTGGATGTAATTTTGTCATCAATGTCATCATGCATCATCATTTATATTGCTAAAGAATAAAAATGTCCGATTTTTTACGCTCTTTAATCGTTGATTTTGTCATCATTTTTTGCATCATCAAGCCAAATCAATCCTTATAAATATACATAGACAACCCATTTTCAGTCACAAAAAAATAATAAAAATAACGATATGTAATTGGATGTAAAATGTCACGATTTGTCATCATGTCCGAAAAAATGTCCAGTTTTTACGCTCTTTTTTTGAAAAATTATGCTCACAACTTTTTCCGACTTTGAAATGAATTTTAGAGCATTATGCTAACAAATCACTTTTTTTTCTTGATTTTCAAGGGAAGCCATAGGGTCTCAAAAATGGACATTTATAAATGTCCAAAACGGCTTTTTCTTTTTCCAATTTAATGTAGAAAAGTGTAGGAAACCAGACAGACCATAAGAATATAAGTATTTCTTTTATTTTGTTATTGAGAATGATAATAAAATAAAATGTAAAACATATAATTCTCTGCTAGGAGGCAAACTTGACGCCCAGGGTTCCCTATGAAAGAATTTTGTCCTAAATATATGGAGAAAATTTGGTTTCCGGCTTTCTTTAAATTGAAATTTAATATATTCAATTCTTCTCAATTACAACTTCCTTTGTAATGTTTCGTATGATCTTCTCCATGTTCTTCTCCTGTTCATCATCCG